AGTATTGATTAACTTGATGTGATTGATACTGATTGTATCCATCCTCCACGGGGAGTATAGCGGAGGACGAAAGTCCGGAGCGGGTCACAGCGAATCTATATAATATATCTATATATAATATATCTTTATAGTAATTATAATACATTGATTATCAATAAGTTATAATACATATTATGTATCATGCTGAATACCTAATTCTCCATCAGTATGCAAATTAAGTGGCAAAAATGACTACCTTTGTGCACGAAAGTTGTTCCATCTATGGAATAGATTTCGCTATTAATACTATTATTGTTATGACTTTTAAAGAAGATTTTAAACCTAGTCGAGTTTATAATAAACTTGTTATTGATGCTATTAATAAAGATATAGCTAATGATAGAAGTATTATTATACCTAATACTTTTGATATTGATATTAAAAATAATAATAAAAAATATCTATGTGGTACTGGACGTATGGAATGTTTTGATACAGGTAAAATTATTAAAAGATATTATTCTAATGTTGGTATTAATGCTTGGAGAGAAATAGTTGAATTAAGAAGTATAATTCTTCATGAACTTTTTTATTTTATTAATTATACTATTTGTTTTAATTCTAATGTTGTTAAAATTAGTAAGGATTTATTTGATGCTGTTTGTAGGAATGGAATTAGAAGTGGATGTAATAAACGAGATTTTGCTAATGCTATTGTTACATTAGAAAAACTTAATATTATTCGTAGAACAGATAAACGTAGTATGTTTGAAGTTAATCCTAGAGTTATATTTAAAGGTGATATTAATAAATTTCATGAAATTATTACTAAAGGTAAACTTGATGATTCTAAAATAAAACTTGATAATAATGTTAATTATATAGATAGAATAGGATTAGTTAAAGATGATAATTGTATTATAATTAAAAATAAACAAGTATATAAAAGTGAACTTGATTATTTATATGATGATAATGAGAATAATGTAGATAAAGCAAATAATGAAAATAATGAAACTGAAATAATTGAAGCAGAAGAAGTTGATACTGGTAAAATTGATTGGGATTGGTAATGATGATAAAGATGAAAATGATAGTATTGAAAAAGAAGGTTATAAATATAATGAAGATAAATGTAATAATAAGGATAATGACGATGATGATAGTGATAATGATGATGATTGAAAAATTGAATGTATTGATGTGATAGTGAAGCTAGTGAGTATAAGGGGTGGGTCATTAAATTGGACTTGATACCCCCCCGTCAAGTTCTAGGAGAAAGTAATAACGAAGATAATAATGAATAATATAGTAAAGATAATGGTAATTAAATGATGATAAAAGATGATGAGAATGAGAATGAATAAGATGATGAGAGTGATGAAGATGATGAGAGTGATGAAGATGGTAATAATAAAGTGTATAAATATAATAGTAATGATTGTATTGAATATGAAAGTGAAGATGATGGTATTGAATATAATATGTATTGGTGTGATAGTGAGGTTAATGAAAATAATAAGAATGATAATGAATGAAATGGTAATGAGAGTAATAAAGATGGTAGTGAAGATAATGATGATAAAAAGTGATAGGGATAGGGATAGAGATAGAGATAGAGATAGGGATAGGGATAGGGATAGAGATAATAATAGTAATAGTAATAGGGATAGTAATAGTAATAGGGATAATGGTAATAATAATAATAATGGTAATGGTAATGGTAATGATAATGATAATAAAAATGATAATAAAAATGATAATAAAAATGATAATAAAAATGATAATGATAATAAAAAGGATAGGGATAATGATAATGGTAATGAATGAAATGGTAATGAATGAAATGGTAATGATAATTAAGTTTATTAATGTGATAGGAATAATGATAATGATAATTAAGTTTATTAATGTGATAGTGGGGCTAGTGAGTATAACCCCCGGTCATGTTAAACTTGATTGACTACCCCCGCCTAAAGTTGATAGAGTTAATGATAATCTTGCTCATTATCAACATTAAATATATTGAGATTATTCATCTCATTACATTACTAACTATTAATACCAATCATTATGAAAACAAACAAACCATTGTTGTTAGTTGCAATCATACTGATGATGCCAGCTATCATACTAGCATTGAAAGTAGAACCAACTAGTGATGAACAAATTACTGCTGTTGTATTTGGAATACTATCGGCTATTGTTAGTTATCTTAGTAGAGATTAATCTCTACTAGATGATGTTGCTCATTATCAACATTAAATACTTTGCAGTTGAAACGAAAACAACTGTCAGTAATGCTACTGATTAGCGTAATTAAATACTTAATAGTCATGCCAGACGTTAAAGATTTATCACAAGCTGCACAAGGTGCTGCTGCTCAAGAGAATGTTAATGTAGTTGAACCAACTACTAGTGTTAACCAACCTGTTCAATCTACTGTTGATACAGATAACCAAAATTCTGCGCAAATAGAAACCATTGATGATGTTGTTAGACGCATCTGTACTGATGGCCATAGTTATGTAATGACTACTGTCATTACTAATATTGATTGTCAAGAACGTACAGGTCGTAATGGCAATTCTTATCTCAATGCGTTTGTTACTATTGCTAGTCCTGTCAAAGGTGCTCAAAGTATGCCTGATGGTACACATCGAATGGGTATGCTTGGTGCTGTTCAGATGCCATTCAATCAGATACTGCTTGTAATGCGCAAAGACAAGTTCTACGGTAGATTTGTCAACTATGTTGGCGAAGCTGCTGAAGCTGGTTTTGCTAGTATGTATCTGACTGGTGTTGCTGTCAAAGTTCTTTGCCAGTTTGTACCTGCTGGTGTACAAGACCGTAATCCATTTACTCGTAAAGATAATCTTTACAATGTTGTAGATTATGATAGATATGTATATCATATTGTAGGTATCGAACAACCTACTGACCCTGTTCTTGTTAGTGCATATAATGTACTTATCAAGCAGATTATGGACGATGCTCGTGCTGTTATTGCTGCCAAGCGTGAGGCTAAAGCTAAAGCAGCTAGTTTTGTTGCTACCGCAATGAATGATGACGACGTGCCATTCTAATGAACATGGTGCTACTGACCTTCGGGTTGGTAGCACTGATGTTATCAACAATAGTTTTGTTGATGCTGTTGCTAGTGTTCAACATGGAAATGCTCATTATCGACATTAAATAGATTGCAGCAAACGAACTTAACAGTCTGATAAGTCTTATCAGTCATGAACTAGCTGCAAGTTCTGATAAGTCTTATCCTAATATTAAACATCATGAAAGTACATCGTATTATTACTACTATTGAAGTTGAGAATGATAATTCTATTACTTCTATTGAACTTATTAATCTTCATCCTGCTAATGCTGATATTCTTCTTGCTATTACTAATATTACTACTAACGGTAATGCTGATGATATAACAAAAGTATATGATAGTGTTAATAAGAGCAGACTTGGTATTGCTGGTAAATTAAAAAGTATCGCTCATATTATTAATGATAGTCTTGATAATTATGAATTTAATATAGTTACTGATGATAATTCTACTAATGAAACTAATGATGATTTACTCCTATAACATTTTGTTATACTGATATTGGTCATGGAGATTTACTCTCATAACAAAAAGTTATAGAGGTGAAATTAGAGGTGACGAGAGGTATTGAATGTGGAGAAAGAGGATGTGGAGATGAAAGTGGACATTGTAGAGTTCGTGGAGAATGAGATGGTGGAGATGGATGTGGTTCAAATAGGGTCAAATTGAGGTTGATGGTGGAATTGGGGGTGATTGTGGTAATGTTGAATGTGGAGATAAGTGTGGAGATGGTCATGCTGAAGAGACTAGTCCTGCTGCCATTCCTTTTCCTCCTCTTCATCCTTCTCTTCATCCTATTCCTAATCAATCTAAACCTATTGTTTCACTTCTCTCATTCTCGTTCATTATAACCTTTAGTTATATCTTCATAACCATTAGTTATAGTCTCTAGTTATATCATCGTTATTAGTATTAGTTCCAACTCCTTCTCTTTCTCTCCTATAACTTCTCGTTATATTATCATAACCTCTAGTTCCAGCATCATAATCTCTAGTTCCAGCATTATAACCTCTAGTTATACTCTCTATAACTTCTCGTTATAACTCCATAACTTTTCATTATAACCATTATAACTATTAGTTATACTATCATCTTCTCAATCTCATTCATTATAACCTTTGGTTATACCATCATTATCAACATTAGTTCTGACATCAGCTTTAGCTCTAGTTTCGTCATGAACTTTATCGTTAAGCCCAGTATTAAGACTAGTCCTAACAGTATTATCAAGTCTAATAAGACTTCTAGTCATAATGACCAATAGCATTAGTTCTAGCTAATAATAGCGCTATTAATATTATCAGTATTATAATGACTATTAATACTAGTCATGCTAATATTGCTGGTGGTATTACTAATGATATTCTTAATATTCTTGATATTACTGATTCTCTTTATACTAATGATACTCTTGATACTATTGATATTTATTATACTCGTGGTAAGTTAATTCCTATTGCTATAATGATTTTAGTTATTTTAATATAGCTATTGATTATTAGTTAGAATTATAGTATAAATAAATTATAATATATTTGGA